ATCGTTCTTTGGAAATTATAAAAGTGGCTTCATCAGTAACTCTGATGCCAAATTTAGTCATCAGATCTCCAGATCCTTGAAATCCATCTACATTTGCAACGTAGGCTTCAATTGGATATGCGTCATTGAATCTTGCGAGAATATTTTCTCGCATAATAGAATCAGTTCCATAATATTTTCTGGGAAGATAGTAAACTTCTTGGCCATACATCCTCAGATGTTCATTGACCAAATCTTGCACCAGCCTTTGTTCACTGGCAACTTCTTGTCGGAAAAAGGGATTTAGTGGTGTCATTAGCCGATCATGTCAAGGGGTGGAAGTTCATAATCAAATGTCATCCTCTGTTGTAATTCTGCAAGTTCTCTCAAAGCATCCTCATACAACTGTCTTCCGTTTAATGTAATTCCACCTGGTAATTGAACTCCTTGGAACTTCATTAAGTTTTGACCCCACTGACGTTTAATCAATGATGTCAGATACCTCTTAAGAAAACTATCATTATAAACTTCCGCATTACTACTTGGATCTAAGATCCTATAACAATCAATCACAAGATAGTCATTGGCTGTCTGAGACTGCCAATCCATATCAATGTAAAGTCTATTTCCTCTCTTGTTATATCTTACTTTTTTGTCTGGACTAATTAAGAATTGAATAGTTTCTAGATATTCTTTTACCATAGAATATGTCAACAGTTCAACGGAACTGAAGTTATAAACATCATTCAAGAAAATTTGATATGAAATACTAAACATATTCTGAGAAATAGTATTATCATCAAATCTGAAAATACCATTTACTCCAATAACATGATCTGGAATTTCTATATAATTTCTTGCTTCGGTATATTCGGTTTTTGTTGTAATAAAGTGTGTTGATCCAACACCAACCGACGTAAAACTTATGGCAGTTCCGGCCTTTGCATCAGCAAGAGAGGCAGCCACCTGTATTTCATTGCGACCACTTGCAATAGCATACAATTCAACACTATCAGTGCCAATTCCCAAAAACGAAGTCGTACCAACACCGGCCAAAACTGTGTCTGATCGAATACCAATCGATGTTGCGCCAACACCAAGGCTGTAGAAGATTTGGGTTCCTGTTGCGAGTCCATGATTGGGTAGAACAATAGATCCTGGTGTTGTTACAACTCCAACAGTATTTGCCGTTCCAACTCTTACAATACCAGAAGCTCCACCATTGAAAGATTGAGAGTGAATTCCAATAGAACCTACTTGTTTTGTTCTTGCAGCATCAATTTCCCATTGAGAAATTTGGTGTTTAAGGAACATCCTCTCAACACCATCCATGTGACGTTCTTGGAAGTATTGAATTGCATCATCGACAAGATCTTCAATCTGATCTTCATCAACGTTAACTTCCAGAACTGGTTCACCCAGCTGTCTAAGACAGTAATCGATCAGTTCTTGTCTAGTGCTAGGTTTCGCCATTTATATAAAACTAGCTTCCAGCTATTTAGTAGTCGTCTTTCTGATTGAGTTTTTGTCTCATTGATATAATTTGGGCCTGCAATATCAAATTCTCTTTTTGCACGGCCTCAAGTTTTTTCAATGTTAGTTCTAAAAGAACATTTGCATCAATTTCAGTATGTTCCACAGTCAATAGTATCAGTATAGACTGGGACTCCTCCCAGTGATGTAAGTATATATGTCGATGTTGATATACCTGCCGTGGGTGCAGATGAGAATCCCACTACACCACTGGTTCCAGCATATGCAACACCATTTTGATCTGTATTACTGGTTATAAAGAGTGATGCAATCGTAGAGACACCAGTTACAACCAGAGTTCTAAGTGTAGTGTCTCCACCAGAAGCAGTGGTGAATCCAACATCCGTAAATCTGGCAGCTGCAGATGTACCAAGACCAACAGTAACATTATCAAGAAAACCACCCTGAACACTAAACGATGCAAATGTAGCTACACCCGTTACGTTCAGATCTACAATGTCACCTCTAGTCGCAAATAATGTATTCCATCTATTACCACTAGAACCAAGATTTAATGTATCGGAAGATGGTCCAAAACTTTGATTTACTACCCATTCACCTCTTGAACTACTCCAAGACAAGGTATAGTCACTATCACCCTTTAGAGTGATTCCACCACCATCGGCCGCAGCATCTGAAGGACTTCCAGTTTCAGGTACGGCTAACTCAATATTTTTATCTTCAATCTGAGTGATTGTAGAACTCAGATATGTAAGATTACCATTGACAGTCAAGTTGCCAGCGACTGTCAGGCCTCCACCTACAAGTATGTCATCAGGTAAACCAATCGTTATTGTATTTCCGATGGATACCGTTTCAATCTCATAATCAGTTCCTTTGATGTAAAAATACTCTGAACTTAAACCAATACTATTGGTTCCACTATCAGCAATGACATTTAATTGTTGATCAAATGTACCAAACTTTAAATTTCCATCAGCTGCAACTTCAAGTCTTTGACCCGTTGAACCAACAGTTGTTGGGAATGAATAGTTTGATGAACCAACAGTAAGATTTGTAATGATTCCACTTTGGGATATAAAAGAGGAAGCCGTTACATCTCCAAGATTTACTGCGGAATTTGTTGCAGTAAATGTACCTGCAATAGTTACTGCAGATGCAATATCGAGTAATCCACCAAATACTTGCGACGTTGGATAGAATCTCAATAAGTTATCTGTTACCAGATTACCATTAGCGTCTGTTAAAACGACAGATGTAGTCGTAAGACCAGTGAAATTAAAACTAGTGGCAGTTACAGTTCCACCAGCAGATACGGAAAACTGATTGTTATCACCTACGTTAAGACTTCCAATACCACTAGTGGCAAAATAACCATTCTGAGGTACTTTTAGTGTAGTGGTTGTGGTTACACCTATTACATTCCAAAAATCAATAGTTCCTGCAGCACCAACCAGAGCCGCAGAATTTGCAGTAAGAATACTTGGTTGATGATCTAAAAGTTTATATGTGTACTCCCCTCCAATGGGAACAGCGGTCCCCGAATTATTACCAACAAAAAGTCTACCAGCTAAATTGGAATAAGTACCTGTCGTACTTTCTTCAATTGTAACGGCTACTTCACCAAGGGCAAGAGAAGATGGAGCCGCAATTCCATTAACAGATCTTTTAATTCTAATAATGGCCATCAGAAGGTGCCTCCGTCAATATCGGTATTTGCACCCAATTCCGACTGTCCTACCCAGAGACCAGTAGAACCTTGATATACAAGAAAATAACCGTCTTGTGGAGAGACGATACTAGTATCGGTTAAAGCTCTTAAAGTACCACCAGCCTCAGCTCGAGACGTGGAGGTTACCTTTATAGCATTAGTTCCCCCGACTCTGACTTTAGTGGCCATTCATTTACTCCCTAGTTGCACTTTCTCTCACTAGGGCCTGACCTTCAAGAACTTTTGTTTTAGATCCGTTGGAATCTGTGAGGATGATGTCGTAAATGTAGCGGCCGGCCTTTATTCTTCTTGTTATAGTATCGGTCAAAGAAATTTTTATTTGACCATTCGCCCTATCCGTAAATTCTACGGTGAAGTCATATCTATTTTTACTGCCAGCATGTTTCCTCATCTGGGCAGAGGCAGTATAACCACTCAATGTTAATGCATCGCCATTTGCTGCGGTTAAGTCAAAGGTTTGCAGAAAGTCAGTGCCTTGATCAATAATCAAATTGACAACATAAACTGACATTTTGTATAAAGCGCCTTATCTATAAGGTATTTATGTTCTCTATAGTTTATTAATTAACTCTTTCAATAGACTTTTTATTTCACCTACTTCATTTTCTAAATTTTCAATTCGTTCTTTTTCTTTCAACTTCTGTTGTCGTAAAGAGATGTAGTTTTGATATGCGGTGGTGTCATTGTTAATAATGGCACCACTCTCCATATCTCTAACTAATTCAGAATGTCCTTCAACTTTTTTATACATCATGCAAACGCAATGGCTCTAAGTTCCTTAATCTTTGGAGGATAGGCCTGATTTGTTCCAGTCATAATGATTTTAATTTCAAATCCATTGAATTCTGGGAGATTATTTGCACTAAACTGATAATCTCTGAAATCATCAACAAAGTTGGCTGGAGGAACAAACTTATCGGGACGACCATTATTGTTCTTTGGATCAATTACTCTATCACCAAATCCATCTCCAGTGGTATCAGTGAGATTGTTGTATCCTGGGAATAACTCAAATGGTTGTTCTGCATCAATTGCATCTGATCTGAACAATCTGTACATAACACGGATGTCAGCTGATTGATGTCTATATGCAGCGAGTTTAACCTGTAAGAATGTGGCAGGATTTTCAAGATTGACTCTCTTACTCAGATAAATTGCTGAGTTTGGATCACCATATCTAGAATTGACTCTTTCATCGTCCGCAAAATTGGTGATTGGTTGGTCCAATCTATTTGTGGTTGTAATAACTGAAATTCTATCAACATCAATTACAGGTGAAACATTAATATCATCTGTTGTGAGAACCAATTCCATTGTAAATGACTTACTACCAGGCAAAGTGGTTAGTTTGTCCTGTTCGTTTACTTTGGATGAGATGATTCTTGGTGTATCTAAATTGGTCTGGCCGCCGATCGTAATAGACTCAAATCCTTGATCTTGGAATGAGGTTTCGTTACCATCAACACTTGTTCCAGAAACGGTTCTGACTCTAGCAGAGATATTTGTTGATTTTGGTGCGAGGAACTGAATGTTTGGAGTGATGGTTTCAAACTGAATGTTTTGTGTCGCCTGAACTTTAGATCCACCAAGTCTTTGAGTGTCAGAAATTTTCAGTGGTGGGAAAGTATTTGTGCCGTCTCTTACAGTTCCAACTCCAGATGAAGTGGTATCAACCTTCAGATAGTAAGTATCAAGCTCAATAGGTACACTATTTGCAAGGTCTGCAAAACTATGAGTTTTATTGATTCTTCTGAGTGATACTCCAGAAGCCTCATACTTATTAACCAAATCACCAACTCTATGAGTTTGTGCAATAGTATTGTCGATTGCTCTGGTGATACCCGTAAGTTTTTGTGGTGTAGAACCAGCATTTACACCAGTGTATGAAAGAATTTCATCATTGATCTTGACATATCCAGGATTGGTTGTAGAAACTCCAACATTCTCAAAACTTGCAAAAACACCAACAGATGCAACATCAATATCAGTTGTTACGGTATTTGAATACTGTGTAGATACTGTAGTTGTTGTAGTGACTCCAACTGCACCAGAAATTGTTACTTTGTTGTTTCTGGCGTGCATTGCGTGGTTTCTGTGATTCACCTTAACATGAAGGCCATCTCTCCATGCAGATGTATTTGAAATTGCTGATGGTTGAGATCCAGCAAGTGCAGATGCAACACCAACAGCATTGATTGTCATCAGTTCACTTGATGTTGTGAACGTTCCCTGAACTTTATCAAGAATCAGTGAGTTGGTTGCAGATACAATTCCAACATTAAATCTTGTATTTCTACCAGTTTCACCAAGATCACACCCAAGAACATCACCAATGGCATATCCAGAACCACCAGAAGTTACAGTTACAACTCCAATAGAACCAGAAACGACTTGAATATTTGCAATCGCACCAGTTCCATCACCCGTGATTGATGTTAAAGCAACACCCGTGTATGTGAAATTAGCCGCAGATGGAGTTAATCCAGTACCAACACTGTTGGTTGTAATTCCACCAGCTTCAGTTGCAGAAGTGTTAATCTTAATTGCACCAAGAGACTTAACTAAGTTACCTTCTGCAGTTCTATTTCCAACTTGAGAGAACCTAGATCCAACACTAAAATCTCTAGTTACAACAGTAGAACCAAGACCAACAACAATCTCTTGAGTCAAGAACTCCAGAGGATTTCTTCTCAGTTTAGGATGATTCTGTTGGCCAACACCTAACTCTGGATTATACAGTTTAAGAGTTCCTGGGGTCTGAACGAACTGAGCCTTATAAAGAGTAAACTTAAGGTCTTCAAACTGTGCAGGCGTCCATGTAGAACCGTTCTGGGACTTGAACAGGGATCCCATGTATGGTTGTTGAGAAACGATTGTTCTCTCACTTTCTGGTAATGAGGCAGTTGTAATATCCTCCTGTTCCATTACTGCGATGAAGACCTTGTAGTTGTTGGAGGCCGACAGGAGAACGACAGAATATTCATTCTTACCAGCAAGATATACTGGAGATGGGAATGTGAATCTAGTAGGTACAGTTCCATCTCTAGAAAGATTAACTTGAGATGGTTCGTAAACAACCTCACCAAATGGAACAATCGTATTTGTTGGCAGACCAGTTTGCATGGTTCTGATCTGACATGTTACTGGAATTGCATCATCCTTACTTTCAAAGAATACATCGATACCAGTTACAAATACACCATTGTCTTCAACAATTTCAAATGACTGTGCAAGAGGATCATACCACTGGTTTTGTGAAACTGTTCTTTCTGTAAATTCCTGAGTCTCAATGACTCTATCTACAGTTTGAGATCTTACTGTGCTGTCAGTAAAAGTCTCTCTCTGAATATCAGCATTTCTCAGACTCAGTGTGTCTTCTTGGAAAGTATCAAGATTACCTTCTGCACGATAAACCGTTTCTGCGGTTGAAGGATTATCAATGGGACTCAGAGAATTAACTGGAGAACTTGTGATTCTGAAGGTTCTTGTACCAGTTTCAAACTGAGGTGCAGTTATAGACTCACTAATATTGGGAATAAAGAATGATCCAATAAGGGTTCCTTTTTCATCAGTGATGAGTCTCATGTCATTCACTGTGGCCTCAGCGCCACTGGTTTGACCAGTGAGTCTCATTCCTTTAGCCGCATAACCACTAAAGTTTCCGAGAACTTGTAATTGAAGTGATCCAGTGTCGATGTTGAGAATTGAACTGGTTGCCGAGTAAACAGAACTAATTCCAACGGTATCTGAATATGGATTTACTGCATACACAATCGTTGGACTATCATATGAACCAAATTTATGATTGGCCTGAGCAACTCTAAAGGTAATTTCTGGTAAGGACCCACTATTGTCCGCTGCACTAGGCATTTTACCTACAACAGTTTCACCTACTTGGAACACACCCTGAGTCATTGTGATCTCAAGGAGTTTAGGTGTTACATATTGGGTAACATTTTCACCATCAAAAAATGTATAGAACTGAGTTCTTGGTTTGATTCTGTTTGAAACAAACTCAACATTTCTAGATCTAATGAATGGAACAATCTCTCGACTTACAAGTCGTGTACCGATACTTTGTGTATCTACTCTTTCGTTGATACCAAACTGAATACCACTTCTAGTCAAACCAACAGTAGTGTTGGTTGTTTCTACGGATGTAATATCCGTAGTATCTCTCATAGTAAAGTTGCGGGTTCTTGAAACTAGGCCAGCATTCTGGGTGGGCAGTTGTTGGCCACCAGATGTAAATCCTCTACTCCAACCAGTACTTCCTCTGATTACTTCTGTATTTGTTTCTCTAAGAAGTTCTCTGGATGAAAAATCAACAGAACTCCACTCCTCTTCCCATGAACCCCAATCAACTGGTGATAATCCAGTGTTGGGATCGATTGAAAGAGTTCCCATGAGGGTTTCATAAGATCCCTCAAACTCAAGATTATTGACCGCAAGGTTCTTTTCATCTACCCAAACGTCTGATGTTGGATTGAGTCCAACAATACCAACCCAGTTAATGACCGCAAATGGGTTTACGTTCTCGGTTGTAGTTGCAAAATTTTGTTTGATAAAGGCCTTATCAGTATAGTTAAGAGAAACAACATCACCAGTTTTTCTCAGTGAATTTGATTGAAGATCTGCAACCTGTGTGAGGTCCGCATTTGGATTTGCTGTAGTACCAATGCCAATTAACTGAGAAGATCCGAGAAGAAGATCAAGACCAGTTGTATAGTGCGATGGTCTCAGATATCCATTGGCCTTATCAATAGATGCTCTAAAAATTGGATTTGAAATGTCATGAGCTCCATGACTTCTGAAGTTATCTACAAAGAAACCAGACTTGAATCTATCAAGACCTGTAGTAGCATCTTTGATATTTAAATTGGCAGTATCCGTCTCAAGAAGAGAAAGTTGAGTATAGAACTCAATATTCTTCACTCTTTGTTCCAAACGAGCGATGTCAAACATCGTATATCTCTTATGTTTGGAGAGAATAAGTTTACTATCAGACGATGCTCTTCTTACATATGGTTTGTGGAAAATTGTTCCAACAACGAAACCGTTTTGGGGGGTTTCTGGTGCGATTGGATTTTCTGAAGGAGAACCTTTTTTAACTTCAAAGAATCCATCTTTATTCAAAAGAAGTTTATCGGTTCTTCCAAGATAATATGAATATCCAAGTGTAAGAGTTTCTTCAGTTACAAGGATATTAGGTACACCTGTTCCAGATTGTGAAAAATCACGGAAATCATACTCAAAGGGTGAATCTGTGTCACTTGATGGATTATAATTCTTTACTCTTGGTCTAATGTCAATGAAATCTGAAGCTGGATTGGCCAGAACAACTGGTAAATCTCTTTCATAATTATCTGGGGAGTAACTGTTAACCGTAATCAAGTCTCCACCAGCACCAGTATCCACAATATAGTGGTCGTAAATAATAGCGAGTTGTCTTGATGGTTCTGCAGATTCTGCATTTCTTACAATTCTAGAGTAATCAAGAAACTCTTTTCTTTGACCATTGTCGAATGAGAAGTTATCTAGAATATTTCTATCACCAATAACAATTACGGATACGGTTCCACTAATTCCAGAATTTTGGAAAACTACTGGCTCACCAACCGTAAATCGTAATTCATTCTTATAAACAATATCAACTGTTGAAGTTGTTGAACTTACAACTCTGGCAACAGCACCACTATTAGACCCAATTAAAATTTCACCCTGAATGGTATCCGTAAGTGCTGCACTTCTATTTACCAGTGTGAGTGATGGAAGAATTGGTGATGAAGTTGTGGACGACTCAAATACAGCATGAACTCTAATGGCATCGGGAACGTTCAAACAAATTTGGTCATCTTCAACTCTTGTTCCATAAACTGCATTATAAGTTAAACCGTTATTAAAGGAAGTCCCAGTTGATCCAGAATATTCATACTTAGATCTGTTAATAACAGTCTTACTGCATCTTGTGAGATTCTTTGTCTTCGATTTGACATTAATTTTCTTAAGTGTGGCCACAAGAACCGCATTAGTATCGGTTGCAGTACCAAGACCTCTAAGAGTTACACTCTTGAATGTTGAGTTAAATGATACCTTTGCACTTGTGAGTGGTTCTACAGTACCATCGGAATACGCAAGATTGTATCTTTCTTCATCAAAAGGTTGGAAGAAAAGATCTGGATCTTCAATAGTAACACTTCCTCTGTTACTGGAAATGTTCAATGTATATTGTTTTCTAATTTGAATATTCGCACTAGAAAGATCAACTGATGAGATATATGGTTGTGGTAATCTACTTACCAATCTAGAATCTCTAGCATTTAAAATTTGTGGTCTAACCAGAGTAAAATCACTGGTCTGAATTTCGGTAGTTGTTAGGCCTCCATCACATACACCAGTTACACTAGATCCAAGAGAAACAAGAGTTAGGGTAGATCCATCAGCACCAATTGCACTCACTCTGTTAAAAGTTGGAACAGAGAATCCAGTTCTGTTGTAAGTTACAATATCACCAGTTTTGATTCCTACAGCAAATCTATTTCCAGGTGCAGTTACAATTCCTGCGGTGCCAATAGTGAAGTTTGTTCCAGAAGGAGCAAGGTTGAATCTGGAAGTTAATTCAAGGTCTGCAGTAAATGTATTGATACCTACTTGTTGTTGTACAGACTTAATATCTCCGAGACTATACTCTCTTACAGATGTGATAACATAATTTTGATTGATGCCATTGATAATAAGTGGCTCATCCACCATAAATGTTCCAGAAGTATCAGTCAGTGTTAATGACTTACTAGAACTGACATTATTTTTAAGGAAGGCCGTTGCACCACTTCTAGCACCCTGAACACGAACTGGTGTTGTCAGAGTTACATCAGAACTTACTGTAATTGTGGTAAATGTTTGAAGATCATATAAGTATACTTCATACTTACTTGCATCATTGGCATAAGCTGCGGCTTCAAGTTTGTAGTCATAAACTTTAGCAACACCAACTTCAATCCCAGGAGCTGTGCCGTCCGTGGTTATTCTCTCACTTCTGAGACTAATTGTAGCGGTAGTCCCAAAACCAACAAAAGGTGAACCATAAACATTATTAATCTTTACACTAGATACAGTATCAAAAGGAATTGCTGCACTAGAAATAGTTTTTGTAGTTCTTGGTTTTTCTACATCGATAAGTGTAGAAGAAATTTTTTCAATATCGTATCCTTTAACATACGCCTTTCCAGGGGAGATGTTATATACCATCAAATCATCTGATGGTGATTGACCCTGTGACGTTCTCTGATTGGATAGATATACACCACCATTTCCAGTTCTGTCGTTTAATGACTCTTTAACAGTAACCTGGAATGGTTTTACATAATAATCTCCACTTTCATCATATGTTCTCCTGGCCAGTTCATCCCTAATTAAATTATAATCCGTTTTCTTTACAAACTTTTCAAGTTTGCCATTATCTAATCTCATCAACTCAACGAAGTTTTCGTCGTTGAATTCTGTAATATCTTTCTTAATCAGTGTGGTTCTAATTTGAAGTCTATCTGCTCCAGGAGCAGCAAAATTAGAATAACCACCAGCATTATCAAACAGACTGTCATCTGCATATGCAGTTACAAGATTCTCCTCAATAAAAAGTCCAACCCTTACACTTGGAGTTGCACTATACTGGTCAAGAATTACGGTACTTGGTTGTACTTTTACAAAAAATCCTCTGATAAAATAAACACCCTCTTCAATAGAGGCTGCACAAGCTGTAGAAGTTGCATTTGAGGGTATGCATGATGCAAAAGGATTATTTGCAATAATCCTTGAATTCCCATATTCAATATCCGTAGAACAAATTAAATTCTCTCCGTCCTGAAATACACTTGTTGCAAAATCATTTCCAGATTTAATGTATTTAATATAGAGAGTATTTGCACCTCTGTCGGATTGAGTTTTTGTAATAAAGTTTACAACTCTAGCTTCTACTCCAGAGGTTTCCCCTCTAATAGTTTTACCAACTAACTGGTCAACATATTGCGAAACACTTACTCCAAAAAAGGTATCTGTTAATTCAACTGCATAATACTGTGGATCATATGCGATCTGGCCTGGAATTACTTGAGATCCTTCTTTGAAAAAATGTTGACCAAATCTTTCGATTTGATTTTGAAGAATGCTTTGTAATTGTGTTAATTCTCTGGCCTGAATTGGACTTGCAGGCTTGAACAGTACCCTATTAAAATTTTTGTCCTCATTAAAATCGTCGAAATAAGGACTTACGTTGAGGTTTGTCTCTTGTGGCATGTTCTTAGAACTCTAAAACGATTTTAATGTCTTCTTTCTGGTTGGCACTACGTTGAATAGCGGCCCTGTTATCTATGTATAAGATATCTCCAGAATATTTTTTGACTTCTGGTTCAGCCACACCTTCAACAAAGTTTTGACCAAGTTGAACTAATGCACTACCAACAGTTGTTGCAGTTCCAGGATTAGCACTAGTACCAAAACTAGTATCAATACCCAATACTGCACCTCCAGTTTGGCCAGCAACTGCGTAACTACCACCCGCACCAATTTGAGATGTAAAATCTACCATCCTAAATCCATAGGAAGTTGATGCAAGTCCAACTGGATTGTAAATTTTAAGAACAGCAGTTGCACTATCCCAACTTGCAACATAACCAACAGCAGTAGATCCAACACCAATTGTTTGATAAACGGGAGTATCTACAGTATAGGTGGTATTTGTAACGTCACCACCAGTGAGTGATCTCAGTTTCAATCCAACCAAAGCACTAGCTCTGGACTGATTTAAAATACTTCCAGATGGAGTTGTTGGATTTTTAACAACACCGACTCTAGCAAAATCATTTCCTACAATAAAATCTGGATTTGTGGCATCATTTTCAAATCTTGAATATAAAAGAACCCTGTATGCACCAAGTTCTCTATAAACATCAAAACCATGACCCCCAGGAGGAGGAATAATCACCTCAAAGTCAGCAACTGATGTTGTTCCAACACCAACTGCAGAAAGTCCAGAAATAGGACCACCAGTTTCTGCACCTGGAGCGCCAGGGAAGAAATTAATAGTTCCTCTAGTATAACCTACACCACCATCGGTAATAACAATATCATTTACTGTACCCTGTGCATCGACAGTGATTGATGCTTTTCCTCCAGTACCGTCCCCAAGAATAGGTATATTATTAAAGGTGGTGGAAATTGGTTGATATCCGCCGCCAGCATTAACAATCAATGCAGTTTCAATCTTTCCATCTACAGATGCATTTTTAACATCAGTAGTATCACCCGTTCCCCAATCCGATGGAACTGGAATGTAATCAATAGAATCGAATTTAATAATATCACTTGGAGAAATCGTATAAAGATATTTCCACAGATATCCATCACCAGAAGTACCCGCGGCCTTTGGCTCTAAGTCAGTAAAAGTTGGTTCATCAAGAGACTGTTTTCCAAGAGGATTTGTTGGATTTTGTCCGTTGTTGATACAAATATAAACTTTAAACTGACTGTTTACAACGTAGTATTTTGCATCATAAAGATTGGTCGATGCAGTTTGTGGTGAAAGATTATCTCTGGTGTAGTTACTCTTGTACATTTCATAGACTGTGCCCCCAGTCCATGAATATTTTCTCACCATTCTTTTCACATCACCCGTTCCCAATTTCTTGAGAGCGATCATAGTATCATAATCATCATTATACTCCTTGATACCATCCTTAGGTGCAGGAGTATTAGTATTCCAATCAGTTGTGCCATATCCCAGGCCCACATCACCAGAATTGGGTAGACCCAGGAATGTATAATATGAGTTTGCAGTATTTGCAACACCAGCCACGAAATTCGCAGCGTTTAGTATCCTAAACTGATCAGAGATAATCGCGGGCATTTTACTACGAGTTTTTTATAGATTTATTTATGTTGTCTGATCAAGGTCACTGTAATTTTCAGAAATTGACTTGATTCTAACAACAGAGGCGCCAGTTGAAATACCGACAGAACCATTACTTGTTTGGGATATAAAGGATTTTGGATTAATCCTATCTCGTTGGAAACTGTAAAGTCTACCCCAACTATATTTACCAATTCTTGGCGCAAACGTTGTTGTACCAATACCAGTTATTCCTTGAACGTTACAATAAACGGTAACAATACCAGAGTTGGACTGATCCCTTTGAGCCACAAGATACACATTATCTAAGAAAGTAGATCCAATTCCAATTGGTTTATTGCCAATTGTAATAGATGTGGTTGGAGCACCTGTTACAGAATTTGTAACAATAAAGTAATCATTCGATGCAATACCAGACTTTGCAATGTTTCCAAATGCAGCCTGATTTAGGAATGAATCCGCATCCAATTCAAAAATCAACATTGGACTTGTGGTATTAATTCCCGTTGCAGAAGAAGCAACACTAACAACATCACCATAATCACCCTCAACACTCACACTTGTAATTCTTTCTCTTGTGACTGGTTCAAGAGAAACCAATACCTCAACTGGAGAATTTGGATTATATCCAAATCCTTGTTCATTAATGGTAATTGCAGTGATAGTACCTGCAGCTGAAACGGTCGCAGTTCCTGCAGCAGAAACTGCAGCAAACTCAGAACTGTAAATGTTCGATGAAAGTCCAACAGCAACAAACTTGTTATCACCAAATGCAAGGCCATTGAAATCTGTTCCAACTCCAACAGATTTCTTATACCAGTTATTAGTGTCAACAGAGTTCAGTACCATTCCACTTTGTCCAATGGCAACCCAAACACTATTTGCATAACCAACTCTGTTCAAATCAAATGTTGCACCAGCAGAGACTACAGTCCAATTTCTACCGTTATCAGAAGATCTAATTACTGTACCAGCAGAACCAACAGCAATCCACTGACCATTGCCATAATGTACATGATTAAGATTTGTTGTAATAGTGCTAGTTGTAACACCACTCCAAGATTCACCATTGTTTGATCTGAGAATAATTCCATTTTCACCAACGGCCACGAATACATTACCATTCGCACCAACACCGTTAAGATTAACGGAAGAAACCTTTTGAGTTACTTCAAATGCAGTACCAAATCCAGCTTGACCAGCCTTGGTGAAAGCAATGGTTCCAGCAGCACCAACTGCAACTCCAACCGACTGTCCAAATGTAACATCATTAAATGTTTGTGTTGGTGGAATGTCATCGAAGAAGATGATTGGGAATACATTTCTTCGTTGAAGAAGTTTAGATGGTTGATAATTTCTACCATCCGTAGAATATCCAATAGTTCCAGAAGCGCCAACAATAACGGTGTGAGTATTCATTCCAACAACGGCATTCAGATTACCAAATGAAGTTGCGTTTCCACTATCGTACCAGGTTCTTCCATCCGTGGATGTATTGATTCCTGTTGTACTTCCAACCGCAACAAAAATACCATAAATGTTTCTTGCAACACCCTGATATTCAATGTCAGTGGATGATGATCTATTTGTCCATACTTTACCAATCTCTTTAATTTGTGGGATTGTTGAAGCGAATGAAACTGTAGGAACTGTTTCATAACCTGCGCCAGGATCGGTGATGACTGGGTTTACAACTGTTCCACCAGCAGAAACACTAACCGTTGCATCTCCACGGTCAACAACATTAGCCTTAACAAGTTCAATGCCAGTTCCTGGAACTTCATTTGGTGTAGATCTATTGTCAAGAACACTGAAGAATGGATATGCATTGTCAACATAGATTTGTTGAGAATTTATGCCTACATTTTGAATAATATAGGATACTGGGAAAATCTTTGCATTTAAGTTTACCCTGGCCTTAGTAAGTGGTTGATTATTAAGGACCAAATCACTTGTTTGTTTTGTCCAAGATACCATTCTTTCGAAGGTTTTATCATCATTAATTCCTACCCCGTTATAGAGATTAGTTTCTGCTTTCTTAACACCAGAAATTTCAGTTACTCTTCTTTCTCGTTGTTGCAAGAAGTTGCCTTGTCTTTGCAGTTGTAAAAGATCGCCGACTTTGACTGTTGGGAATGGATTTCCATCATCAACGTCATCATTGGATCCTCTAAAGAACAGAATTTGTAATTTACTACCAGCCTTAGGTGCTTCGGTAAATGTTATCTGGGTGCCACCATTGAAAACATACGACTGACCTGGTTGTTGTAATACATCATTTAAGAATATAAGAAGATTATTACCAGGTTCTACAGATGTATCATCACTATTGATGTTAATGATATTTTTCGCGGTTGTTGTTCTTGTCAAAGTAAATGTGGTTTGGCCACCATCAAATTGATCAGAGAAATCATCTAATGGTAAAAGTTCACCAAATGAGAATCCAGAAAATTCATCAGTTGTAATCGAATTTACAGTTATTGTATGTGGAATAAATGGAACACTTGTGTTTGTTGGAATTCCAGCAACTGTAAGAACTTCTCCATTTTTATATCCAATTCCAGGATCAACAATCTGGAAATCAACAACACTTCCACCAGTACCGACAACTATTGAAGCTCTAAATCCACTTCCAGTTCCCCCACTGTAACTTACGTTAGAATAACCAGTTGCAAGACCAACCACAATAACTGGTGGATTTGTACTTGCATAACCACTACCACCACTCACAGTGGTAATTCCTGTAATGGTGCCTGCAGTTCCAACGGTGGCTTGAAGAACTGCGGTTGATCCAATTCCGAGAGGGTTTAAAACCTGAATTGGAACGGGGCCAGAACGGTAACCAGAACCACCACCAGTCACTACAACACTTTCAATTGCACCAGCACCATTGATAATTGCAGTTGCTGCCGCGGCTACAATTGGTTGATATCCAGAACCAATTCCGATGGAATAACCATCTACAATACCACCTCTGGGAAGACTTTCTCGATCATCTCCAGTAAAGAATATTGAAGCACCAATACCAGGATCAGTTCTTTCGGCCATGTTGAAATCAACGGTTGGCCTTTGTGGAATATTGTTAATTAGAATAATTCCGTTGTTAACAACTTCTGGACCATTAACTGTCGTAACAATACCACTTACATCCGCATCATCTTGAAGAAGAGTAAATGTTTTTCCAACACCAGTGAAGTTTTGAGAAATATCATCAAAAATAAAGTTAGTTGTTGGATCTTTTCTATTAAATACTCTTCCTTGGAAAGTGGAATTAGTTGATACTCCAGGATTTGCTGTGGCAACACCAGATGGACCATATGGAGGAGTTACAAAATAAATTACATCCTTTACAATGTGGAAACTGCCACCACGCATTGTAACAGCAGCACCAACAGTATGTGCTGCAGCCACAGAACCAAAGATGCCACGTTCAACAGAAAGAACATTGGTTGAACCAAATCCAACATTTTTAATTCTTAAGATTTCATTGTCAATATTCAAGAGATCATTTCCAGTTATTGATGTAACACCGACTACTTTAATCGTTGTAGATGCAATTCCTACGGCCTCATCAAGGGCAACAGATACTTTCTTTTTGAAAAGTGGAGCTTGAATGATCTCATCAATTTCAATAATAACTCTATCATCAGCTCTCAGAACATCAAATGAGTGATTAGAACCAGAACCAACACCATTGAATGTTAATGCATCTCCAGTTTCAGCGGCAGTCTTAAGACCAGCAACAGAAAACTGGTTGTTGTTCAACTTAATTGCAAACAACTCAGAAGGCATTTTATCTGTAGACACACCACCAAGAACCACATTACTAGTAACAATGTCAATTCTGTTACTTCCATAAACTCCGTTTCCTGGATCATATTTAATTCTTTCACCTGTTTGGAAGTTGTGATTGTTAATTCTAAAAACGGAAGAACCTACAGAAATAACACCAGTATCCGATGGATTAAAACTCTTGGTAAACAGAGGATTTCCAGAATTTGTTAATCTAAAACTACTGAGTCCAACCACTAAAGCAGAGGTTGTAGTGCCAATTCCAGTAAATTGTGGTGAAATATCATCGATCAAATCGACCTTATTAGAAATAATGTTAATGAAGGCCGCAATTTTTCTATTTTTCAGTGTAATAAATTTAGAAATACCGTTGAAAAGAACTTCTTCTCCACCAATATCAAAGTCATCTCTAGTATAGAGAGATTTTACATTATCAATATTAATAGACAGGCTAGTATCAGATGCAACTTCTTTTACTTTTAAATCTTCACTTCTGGCAAATCCAACTTCGGGTTGTGAGTTAATAATCAAGTCGGAGAAATTCTTATACCCAGTAGGATGAACAATGCTGTCAACTGCCGATTTCCAGTTCTCATATGGGACTTCACTCTTAAGTGAATATGAGAAGTTTTGATAGTAATCACTATCTTCAATTTTCTGGAAATCGTTGTTTAGTTTTCCAGTTTCTTTTTGCCAACCTTTTGATCTTTCGGAGAAAAAGTCTGTGATGAAGAAATCTTCAAATTGAGATACGTTTCTTACAGTTCCCTCAGCACCAGATAATTTTCCTTTAATTACATCACCATTTTTCAATGTAGTTGTTAATGATCTAAGTCTTAGTGTATTAGTTACAGGATTATATCCTTCATTATCAAGAACAAATCCACGGCCATTTGCACCATAAGTTACTGGTTCACCAAAGAAGAAAGGTTCTGGTGTCAGTAGAGCACTAAAAGTTGGAAGATCTTTTTGTTTAATTACTCTACCAGCAGATCGATCTGGATCAAAAGTTCCACCCGTTGTACCAAGTCCGGCGATGGAATAGGTAATTTGTGAAGAAGATGGAGTTCTACTTCTTACTGTAAAGAATGCATAATCATAATTTTCGGAATTATATCCACCCTTGGTTGCAAAAGTAGTCTGTGCAGTTCCAACTCCCTCAACGAAAATTCTATCACCAACAGCAAATGGGAAATCAGAACCATCAGATTTCCAACCGTCAATTGGTTGTACCAATGTTAAGAAGTTTGTAACACCGTTTGAACTGGTAGAAACAATACCAATACCATTAGTATTACGAACCGCAATAATTCTTGGTGGATTTGGAACTTCATTAAATCCTCTTCCGACAACATCAACCGTCACGCTACCAACTGAAGTACCATTCAGTTCAGATGTCAGTTGTACATCTGGCCTATCTGGAACGATAAGATCTGGAGCAGAAACATAGTTTCTACCAGCAGTAACAACACCAACTTTGTCAAGAATAAAATTATTACTTACGGTTACAACAATGGGTAGGTCTACACTTGGTTGAATTGTTTTATCTGATGGATATTCATATCCAATCTTCAACATTTCAGATTCACCAATTTTACCAACACTAGAATCATATAATCGCAATAAACCATTTACACCAGTGTCTGTGACAATTGTGGATACTCCAGGATTTCTCAGATAACCTAAACCACCAAAGTTAACGTCAATTTCATTAATACCACCACGAGCATTGACAGAACCTGTTGTGTATTTAAATGTAGAAATACCAGAAGATGACGTATATGTACTAGTTTCTGGTTGTTTTTTAGTTTGATATGTAAATCTATCTACGGTTGTTGTTGAAATCGAATGAGTACCAGAATAGACACTGTTCTCAATGATAATTTTTGATCCAGATATTACAGTTTTATCTGGTGTTGTATCTCTCTTAGAAACATCAACAGTGTTCAAGTTAATCGGGGTTAATTTATAGAACAGAGGACTTGGAACATTGTTTGTTAGTTTCAAATTAACAACGGCCCCAGAAACTCCAGGAGTTCCACTTCTAACAATTTCCGTAGAAATACCAGCACCATCGTATCTTGTTACAAAATTTTCATCTTCAAAGAATTCCAATTTCAGATCTTGTAGGGATCCATCAGAAACGGCAAATCCGACAGTTTGACCTCTTGTTGCAACAATGTGTGGATTGATTCTTGATAATTTGTGAACACCAGAACCAAAACTAGTGATTCCAATGTATGTGCCACCAAATCTTACCGAATCTTCATAGTTTGTAGATAATCTAAACTGATTGTCATTAATTTTTTGAACAAAGTATTCCCCACGATCAACTAATGGAGTAACCGATGTTGAGCCAGACTCATAAAGAACTTTATCACCAGCATCCCAACCATGAGATGTAATTGTAACCAAAGAGTTTGTTACACCAACACCAACAAAAGTTGAAGCTGCAGAAACATAATACCCATCAACGAGAGTTTTTCTTGATAATGTATCATATTCGATAGTTTTTGATACTGTAGTGTTTGGAGATAAATCGAGTTTTATTTTATCGCCTGTCTTTAGTGTATGCGGTTGAACTGTTCTTACAGATACATCATATCTTTCAACATGCCCCAAATAACCTTTATTTGTTTCAGTAAATGTGTGTTCTGTTCCTTCTCCAATTACACTAAAATAAAGAGATGTAGTAGTAGTTCCAATACCAGCGATCGTAGTTGTGATACCAATAAGATTATTGGACTTTTTAACCGCATACACAAATTGACCTTCAACTAATTGGAATGGATTTGAAAGATCAAGATTGTTTGAAACTGTTAGTGCTGCACCAGTTGGACCAGCTCCATACGTTAATTTTTGTCCAGTCTTAAATCCATGATTGACAATACTAATTGCGTTATCCGCAGTTGATCCCGATGGAGGTAAATCATGATCATTTAATACTGTTCCATCTGTGGCCTTAACTCTAACTACAATTGTTGTTCCAATACCAACAATATTTTGAATAGTCTCGGCAGTTCCAAATCCAATTGTGGACTGAGGATTAAATACTAGTTTTCTATTTGTTCTAGTTACTAAATTTGTTTGAACTCCAACAGGATAACTGAATTTTCTTTGATCTAAATGAACTGTCGCACCAGCAAAATGAGTTTTTGCAAATCCAGTTTCTCTACGAACTCTGTAAAGATTAAATGATTCATTTACATCAAGAACTGTAAGTCTTTCGGTTCCAATTCCAATAGTATCGTCAATTTCAATTTGGCCCGATGGTCCTGCAATCTCCAATTTAATAGTGGTTGTGATACCAGTGGAAGATTGTGGTGGAACAGTTTCATCCAAACGTCCAGTAATTGAAGATACAGAAATTACATGTGGACCTTCAATGAATTTTAATTCCCCAGTTGAGATACCAGAAACTACTACAATATCTTGATCATTGAGACCATGTGAAGTACTTGCAATACCAGTTACAACTCTATCCTTGTACTGGAAAGAAACATTTGGTACTATTTTTGTAGTATATGTAAGAGTTGATAATCCCTTTCCAACAAGAGTCTTAATTTTAGCAGTAGCTCCACTACCACCAGAATTTAAATTGTTAAATCGTACTCTATCCCCAACTTTATAATTTTCTCCAGGAAGAATAACAGTAACAGTGTGAATACCACTAAGTTTTGTTGATCTTACAATTAACTGAGTATCATCTAACTGATTTTTTGTAAGATAATCATAGTTTGAATTCGATACTCCAAATTTATAATAATAAGTATTTCTTACAAGATCTCCACTATTAAGAATATCCAAGGACTGAAGAGATCCTGGATCTGAGTTGAACTCATCTTTTTTATACTTAAATCCATTAATAATATATGGGAACGCCGGTTCTCTTGTATTTACAAATGGAGAGGTAGAACTATTAGTGGCCTGAATGGTGCAGAAATACGCATAAACACCATTTGGAAACTCTGGGGTTCTGCAGAACCTACCATTAAATTCATCTAAGTCACCGTCTGCAGTATAAACATAATCATCCACAAAGAATCCTAATGGATATACTCCAGTTGGAGGTCTATTTCCTTTAGATACCAAAGTGTAACTAGGAACCATTCTCCTTACAGCCCCACCAGTAGGAGTTCCGTATCCATATGGACCATAGATTGGCGATCCATCATACGCCCATCCAAGAATAGGAGAATGTGTTACTGACGACTTTTCACTAAAATCACTTTCAATATTGTCATCAAGAACTTGTCTTAGTTTTCTTGATGCATACGCATGAGAATATCTCAGACCATAGAGTTCATTTTGACTTGGTAATAAAATACCATCGTCATTTTCATTAATATTTTTTCTATTTTTTGAAAAGAAATCAACTTCCCATTTCTTGATATTGGCAATTATCTTTGCACCTCTACCAGATGGGATTACAACAACAGTTGTTTTTTCTTGAGTATAATCTTTTCCAGAATCAACAATAGAAACCGAAGTAATTACACCATTAGTTACTGTTGGAACAATTTTTGCAAATTTACCATCACCCCTAATCTCAATAGTTGGTGGTGTGGCATAACCACCACCTCCATCTTTAATAAAGGCCCTTACAATTTTTCCATCGGAAATAACAACATCTATAAGACCCCTAGAACCATTAGAAACAGTTATGTCTGGTCTTCTATGTACATTAAGAGTATCTGTTGATCCATATCCAGTTCCAACAGAAGTTATTGGACATTGTGTAATATTTCCCTGACAAACTGGTCTTAATCTTGGATATGAATATGCGGTATTGGCAACTCCACTAATACTTTCAATATTGACATGAATGTCTGGATATTTAAATGTATGTGTTGAAGTACCAGAGTTACCAAATTTTACATAATCTCGTCTGTCGTAATTTTGTTTGGTCGTCGTAGTGCCAATACCAGCAGAAGATAACCTGAATCTATCTTCATCGAGTCGTAAAACATAATAATTCTGTGTTGTAGATAATCCAGAAATTGGCCCATTAGATCTATATTCAACTAGATCTCCATCATTAAAACCATGATCTCTAAAGAAGATAAAATTATTTGAGGTGCTAATTCCAGAGTTAATATCATCGACTGTTGTATAATCTACAGGAGGATAGATTGAATTTGATACAACAGATTTTCTGTTAGAGTATCCAGAACCTTTACTTGTTATGACGACACTATCAACGACTTTTCTAACCTTTGTTGATGTTAGTGTATTAGTACCAGTAGTTCTACTAGTCAAGTTAATTGGATTAATACCAGCAACAGCATCATCATATGATGACATAAACTGAACGGCAAAATCATCAACAACATGCAAATAGTACAGTGAGTTATCAATTAGGCCACCGACTGCTGCAAAACCCTGGGCTTTTTTATAGTAAACAGACTCACCATTATCAAACAAATGTCTGTTTTGGAATGTTACTCTATCAGTTGCTGTATTTACATCTAAATCTGGGTTAAAGAATCTAGTAGTGTAAGTTTCCTTTAATCTAGGTACAGCTGTTGCTCCAGTGCCATTACCACCAGTTATTGTTATTTGTGGAATATTTTTAATATCATAACCACCAGAAATTACTTCAATAGACTCGAATTTCCCATTTTCAACAATAGCATATGCAGTAGCACCTGTTCCTACAGAATCGGAAATATTAATATTTGGTGGATATAAAACATCATATTCAGATCCACCGTTCCTCACCTCAAGATTTTTTACGACACCATACCAAATCGAATCACCAGATCTATTTGATACAATTTCAACTCCATTACGAAACATTCCAATAGTTTCGTTTTGAAGTGGTTTTCTGTATTCATTTAAGGATGGTGTATCAGAAAATTTTCTCAAAAAGTTCTGATGTGAAAGTTGTTTTCCGGCCAGATTTGAAGGAATAATTTGATGGGTAGTTCCTGCACTAGAAATGTTCAGGAATCTTTTTACAGAAGCGTCACTAATACTTTGAGATAATTTTATTGTATTTTCATCAATTCTAGTTACTGCATAATTTGCATTAGTGGTCAAACCAACAATAGAACTTTGACCAGCTCCAACAGGACTATATCTTACAAGATCTCCAGTAAATAATCCATGACTATTAATAGTAATTGAGTTATTAGATACACTTCCAGCACTAAATGTTTTTTTGTTATTAGTTGCGTAAATTTTATAAGCTGGTAAACTACCAGAAGTCACATAAACATTTTCATTTAACTTATCACTGTATGTGTTCTGAACATTTGCAACAAATTTATCAACCTTGATAGTTGGTTCATTTGAAGATGCAAAAATAGTGTTTAATCGTACTTTGTAGGATCTATTTACAGACAAACTACCAGTGGTAATAGTAATTTGAAAAGAATTAGAAGAAACAACAGATGACACCGTTCCTTCCACATTCTGTGCAATGGCAGAACTTGTATCGACAAGTGTAACTGGATCACCAAGTTTTAATAGATGTGGATCTGTAGTATTAATTGTATTTGTTACAATATCAATATTTGAGGTATTTGTTCCAATGTCTTTTGCAACATTGGAAGTTGTTTTGACATTATGAATCCAACTATTGAGCCTATAGTTACTGGCTAAAGAGTAGTTACCAAGATTTTTGGCCCTTAAGATATCCCCTGGATATAAGAAAGCAGCATTATCAAGAGGAGATGTTTTTGCTACGGCCGTCATTCTGAAAATGACTGGTTTTTTAATATCTCCTTCTTCGTAGGAATATATCGTGTTCGAAGATCTAACAAACTGCCCGGCCTGATATGCAGAAGAAATTCCCGTTACACCAAAAAATTGAGTTGATGATTTGCTAGTATAAGTGGCTATTCCTACAGTAATTCCAGCTCCAACATAAAATAATCCCGACTCTGGGAATCCTAGAGTTGAATCTACCGTCAATACGGTTGAACCCGAAGAAACATTATTAGTTAATGCAGTTCCTCCAGTAATGTTAAAGACACCTTTTTGAGTTACCTTACCAAGACTGATGATATAGTAGTTTCTTCCATTTTTTTGATTTCTTATTACGTTGAAAATTGAAGCGGAAGCAAAATCGTTATTTGTTTGTCTTAGAGTTTGTCCAATAATTTTTGATGGGTCGCCACTGATTAGTTCGGCTACAATATCATTACCAACTACATAGTCTGCATCCGATGGAGCAATAAGATATTCGATTGGCTTAATTACTTCTACTTGTTTTGCAAAAAGTGCTCTAAACAGGATAGATATAGCATCATCAGTACCCTTAGCAGAATATAAATCTCTAGACTGACGTAAAAAATTAGCTTTATCTACCTCATTGGTTAATTGTCTATCTTCAAATCCAGGTAAAAACTGTTCTTTGGTCTTTTTCCAAAATTCTTGTAAAAATAAGTTACTCAAGTTGATTACTTGAGTATCATTTTTATGTGATTCTGCAGAACTTTGTGAAAATACAAGTTGATCTGGATCTGAACTATGATGTAAAGTTTCTACACCACTAAATCCGCGAACACATCCAGTAAAAGACGTTTTTGTCTTTCCAGTGTATGTGATAATTTCATTATTGATCTTTAAAAGACCATATTTTTCTGGCCAACCATCAGTAGACACAACATTGATGGTTGAATCATAAAAAGTAACTGCAGAAGTGCAAGTGGTAAATCCAATAAGATTTTCGTTACCACTAAAAGTCTCTACTTTTTGATATTCGTTTAAATTTTGGACAACATCAATATTTCCACCACGATATTCTTGTCCTGTATAATATGTTTTGAGAAAATCGACGAAAAGAGGATTTTCCTCTTGAACAAAAGAAGGTAATTGGCTGTGAACTACCTGGTTGATCTGAATCTTTTGCAAACTAGTGTCGATCATTATTCTCTATAGTATTTGCCGTTTGAAAAACTAGATGTTGTAACAAAACTGGTTCCAGAAAGGTCTGCACCAGAAGCGACTACATCAGATACAGGGGTAATGGTGGATTTATCTATTGCCAACTGCACATAAAGATCTTTCAACCCCAAAATATCATTAGATTCTGGAATCGCTTCCACTTCAACAATATTATCTGATTTAATAGTGGATACAATCCGTACTGTATCTATAAGAATTTCACCAACGTCATATTTAACAGTGCCGGCGTTTTTCTTTATAATAATAGGAACCTGATCATCACCTATTGTAAAGAAGAATAGTCTTCCCATTGTTGGAGAAACATATTCGTCCGCCATGTAGACAGTTCCAAGAACTCCATCTACATTAAAACCTGTTGATTTGATATTAAATCCTTCTCTTCTGTTATGAAACGCATTTCCATAACACAATTCATATTGAGCGGGATTTGAGGTGTTGGCCTCAAGATCTCTACGCATTTTAACTCTAGTAATGTTTGATGTAACAGCGGTGCTGGTATCATCAATAATTTTTTGTGCTTTACTATACTTAAACCTTCCCCCAAACTTATTCAAATCAGAAGAATTTGCATATGTTGTTAGGTTTGAAATTACTTGAGTTTTTACAACGTCAGAATTTTGAATAGAATTACTGTTGTAGTAAACAGAACTATTAAGTTCCACATATAAAAACTTAAGATCAATAAATTCTGGTTTAATTCCAGCAACAGAATATCCCTTTAACTTATCTAAGAGTAATCTTTTATCAAAATCAGAAACAAACTGGCCGTTTACTGGTTTTATGGATATAAAAACTTTTCCAAATTGAGGTGGATCCGCAGATTCTCCTCCATAAGCAACTACACTTTCTGCATTTTGGTATATTGTTGGAATAATAGTTTCATAATCAGAAGCTGTAACGGCACGATGTTGTGCAGCGTAAAACCGTGGTGCGAGATTTTTGATTGTAGATATAGATTCGACTTCTGAACCATTTCTTGATGGAATATCGGTGATAATTTGTGAAACTCCACTTGTTACATTTGCACCATCATTATCAACGATAGTTCCAGCAAAAGCAAAATTACGAACACCATTCCCACCCTGACCATTGGTGGTGATATAGGAAACATTTACAATATTTCCATTGGAAAGTTTTTTACCCAGTTGTCCGTCACCAAAAAGCAATTCATACTTTTCATCTTGAACTTCTTGAATTAAGAAAGTTTCTGATGTTGTTTTAACACCAACGATATTATCAACTAAATTCCAAGTTCTAGTATTAGTAGATCCAACAGAGTCTCTAACTCTAACTACAATTGAAGAAGTATCGACATAAGAATTTGGAATGACAAATCTTTGATTGGCTTGAGACGTGTCTACTCTAAACTCTTTGGTTAAATATGTTCCTTCTTTGATATCAAGGGTAAAACTGCAAAGCCCACTGTTTACAGGATTGGTGATATCTTGTGGAATGCAGAATGTATAGTTAGTATTTTGATAATCTCCGATGGCCACAAGACCCGCCTTGAGGGTCAAAGATGATTTTGTTTGTCCCGCACCCAAATCGACGGTAAAACTGATTCTGGCAGTTGAAGATCGACGTGATCTGGGTACATAACCAATATTTCTTGCTAATGCAACGATATTTTCTCTTAATGTAGCGCTGTCGAGAAAGGCCTCATTAGCGACCATGTTTGCATTATAAGAATTAACGTATGTGTTGTACGCTAATGTGTCAATTAGGATCGACATATTCGATCCTTCAAAGTCAAAATCAGTAAAATTTGAGTTTGACCTCAAATAATCACGGATCGAAGCCTTGATTTCTTCAAAATCTAGAGTTGTATATTGAGTGAACGC